GTGCATCTTTCATTTGTTTTTCATAATGCTGTTTAGAATTATCAAACATATCTTTAAGAATTTCTTCTAATTTATTTTGATTACCAGCTTCAGAACCAGCATCACTTAAAGACTTTTTAAGTTATCTAGCTTTATCAGGATCTACAAATTCTAAACGAGCCATTTCAAAAAGAAAGTATCCAATTGTATTTCTTGTGTATATAGCTGATTTAAGATGACTTCCTTCAGACATGATTTTACCTACAGGATTATTTGATCTTTCTAAAAGTTTATATTTAGTGAAGTTCTTATAATTTCTTTCTTCAAATTCAAGCTTTTCTATTTTAGAATAATACATTTTAAATACATCGTAATTAAGATGTTTAGGAAAATATTGATATACGTCTCTAACTTCACTTATAAACTTATCAAGATCAACTTTCTTTTCTGCAGGTAAAAATTGTTTAATAGAATTAAAATAATCATATGCTTTATTTTTTAATGAATCTCCTGATAAATACTCAGTCATCATTTCTTTAATTCTTATTTCATCTATATAATGTATATATGGTTTTACTAGATCTGGTTTTTTATAAAAATCAAGTCTTCCAAATAAACCATCTTCACTTCTATAATGAGTTTTTATTTCTCCTTTTCTTACCTTTTCAAGAATAGTATAAGGATTTGTGTAATAGTTTTTTTTCATATATCTATTTATTTGTATTAAAATAGGGTGGAGAATTCTCCACCCTATTTATAAGTATTACATTACAGAAACAGGTCTTTCTACTAAAACAGAATCATCACTCTGAGCCATCATAGAGTTTTCATCTACGTTAATATCAGTGACTACTCTTGCAGGATGATTTTGTAAAATATACTGCATAGAAAGTTCTAATTCTTCCACTTGTGTTTCGTCCATGATATTTCTACTAACATAAGTGTTGATAAGACTTTCTATATCTGCAATAGCTAATTCAAGTTCATCATTTGTAGTGTAGCTTTTAAGCATTTCTACTTTAGACATAACTGATTTCACCTCACTAGACATTAGTTTATTCTGAAGTTCTGAACCTGCCTTTTGATCAATCATTATTTGTGCTGTTTTTACAAGAGCTTTATCTATAGAGAAATCCCATATAAAAGAAACAGCTTTTGCAAGTTTAGGTACAAATGTTAATGTACGATCTGAACTAGATTGATAACCAACTTCTAGATATTTTTCTAACTTTTTTGTATGAATATTAATGCTTTCAATTTCTGATGTAGAAGGTATAGAAATATTAAATACTTCACGATAGTTTCTTCCTCCCTTGTTATAATATTTAACAAGTTCACCAGCACTCACTCTACTCACTTTCATTTTAAGCATAAATCTATCCCAGAAAGGTGAATTAGCTTCATCTTTAGGAATTTCATTACAAGTGGCTATAAAAAGCTTCCATTTACATGGAATTTTATCTTTACCATTAAAAAGAAACTTCTCATTCATTACGCCTAACATGGCATTACGAATAGCTGAGCTTGCTTTGTCCACTTCATTAATAATAACAATTTCAGCATCTGCAATAGGAGCATTAACTTTATATTTATTTTCTGTAAATAATACAGAAAGATCAGGCATACCCTTAATTTCTGAAGCTTTAGTTCCTTCGTCTGTTTCTAAAATATATATTTTATTAATGAAATCTTCTGCAGTCATTTTACCATCTTTGTTAAGCCATGCTTTTGCATACTCTATAATTGTTTTTGTTTTAGCAACACCAGGATCTCCTACTAATAAGCAAGGAAGACCTGTTGATTCAGCTAAAGCTAACATTTTAAATACTTCTTCTTTGTTAATTAAAGAAGTTTCAATAGTACGAACTTCTTGTGCAGTTTTTTTTGTAATTGATTTTGTTGACTTTGCCATTGTTTTTATTTTGTTTAATGTTATTTCTGCAGATGCAGTGATTAGTGTAAATGATTCTTCTCTTATAATCCCATTATAAAAACCAGCTTTTGTATTTCCTATTGCTGGATGTACTTTATAACCTGGGTAATTATTACTATATATACCACATTCTACAATTGTTACTAATTGGTACATATCATCTTTACTAGCTCCATAACCAGATTCTACAACTTTTACAATATCACCTACTTTAAATTTATGATATATTGTAGATTTAGATTGTTTAATTTTTGTATTATGCCATTTTTTAATAGATTTTCCAGTACCATTATTATAACATACTACTTTCCATATATCTCCATTATTACCTACTAATTCATATCCTTCATTATACATTGTGGCACTATCTGAAGGACTAGGTCTTAATTTATTTACCATAATGTACTAATTATAAATTAGCAAATGCTTCTGCTGATGTTTCTTCAGTAGCAGTTTCTAACTCTTTTTTTACAGCTACTGGTGTGTTAATAGTTTGCTTTTCTTTTACAGATGCAGTATCATCTATTACATTAAATACAGTGACATTAGTTTCTGCATCTTTTAATTTAGGATGCTTTCTAATCATTGCAATTTGCTGGTCTTTAGCATTGTATTTTTCTTGGATAGAGCCATATCCAACATCATCACGCTTAAGCCATGTAATACCATTGTTCAAATCTTCTAAAATTTGGGATACATAAAGATCCACTTTGTTTACTGCCATAGTTTTGTTTTTTTTTAATTTATTATTACCATTCAATTTTATATTCAGGACCATTGTTTTTAGCTAATAGTTCGTTAGCTTTATTAAATACATCATTACAATCCCATGTTGTTTTAGTATATGCTGCAGAAGCAGGATGACTAGCTTTGAGAACATAGTGTGCAGGTGTTATCACTGATTCTAACTCTTGTGCTTTAGCACCAAGTAGTATAAATATTAATCCTGAATTTGTAAGACTTAACATATCTAATGTATACATTATAAAGTCTTTCCATATATCATAATGTGTTCCCACTTTATCTATTTGTGTAGTGAGAGCTGTGTTTAAAAGAAGCACACCTTGTCTTGACCATCTAGATAAATCTAAATCATGTTCTTTTCGAGGCACTCCTTCATATACAGTGGCATCTATTGCATCAAATATATTTTTAAGACTAGGTTGAAGCTTTTGTGTTAATGAACAAGAAAAAGCTATTCCGTCAGCAACACCAAAATGTGGATAAGGCAGTTTGTTATCATAGAAGTTCTTTATCTTCTATTTCTTACACTTTACCATTGTGTAAGCTCAGACTATATCATCAATGTAATTCACTTTACATTGTCGGGAGCTCGTGGATGTTTCATCACTGTTCTAGTGGTATACATCTAGTCGTTGAACCTTCTAACCATCCCTAGTTAGCTTGGCTGCTGATTGTCCTTATTAGTTTGGTGGAGTTCCAGCAATTCACCCGATTTATACAGGACCTCTTTATATTTAAGACAGTCTACTATATATGGATTAATTAATTGAAGTAGTTTTTTACTAGAATCTACAGAAAATCTAATTCCTTTTTCACTAGAATAGTAATAACATTTTAAGTTCCACTTATTCCATAAGAGTTCTATTAAAAATTCTGTTTGTTCTTTAGTAAAAGAAGTAGTACATAAAACTGCAAAAGATGATTTATTTTTGGGAGTATTAATATAACCATCATCCATAAACCAAATTGCTAAAGCTTGTTTATCTAAAAGAATAACATCCTCTTTATTAAGAATTTTTGTTCCTTCTGGATAATAAAGCTGTCTAAATTTAGTAAATATAGGATGAGTATTAGATTTAAAATGAAGACTTGTACAAGACCCGTTTTTATATCTATCTAATACTGCTGTTCTTGTAACTATTTTTCCAGCTAAATCAAAATCATTTAAAAACTGATGTTTCCAGTTTAAATAACAAGTTTGTTTTAATCCGTGACCAAAAGTCATACGATAGTTTTTACCTTTTGCTTGAATTTTAGGAATACAACCATCTCCTAGTAAACTTCCTCTAATAAATTGTTCTAACTTAATTAAATCATTTCCAACAATAGTAGGGTAAAATGTATTTTTCATAATTATAAATAAAGATTTGCTCTATAATATAATATACTAAAATATATTGTCTTGACCAAATTTATTTAATCCTGTCCAATCATAACAATCTTAAGATCTTTTTCAGGACATTCTTCAAAAGCTTTAAATACGTGTTTAAAAGGTGGTGTAAATCTTTTACCATCTTGTTTGTTTTTAGCTAGATTTTCTATTATTTTATCAAAATCACTTGACATAATAAAACCTCTTAGCTTTCTAGACCAACCTGATGCGGACAGTCTTTCTATAACTTTTTGTTTAATTTCTTCTATATTTATTGTTTGTGTCATAAATTTTTTTAAATTTGTAGTAAATTAAAAATATGGATCAGAAAATTAAAATGATTAAAACTGATGCTAGTGTTTCTATAACAGTTGGATCTTTGTTTATTCAAAAATTTCAAACATTATTGGTTTCTTTAAGTCAAGAACATACTCCTGAAGAACTTAAAACTTTAAATGAACTAATTAAAAAAGGTGAAGAATTACCTGAAGCTTGGATGGATAATATATTCACTGTTAGTGCATTAGTAAGTGCTTTAGAACAAGAAATAGAAAAATCAGGTCAATATACTGAAAAAGATATTTCTGATTCTGATTTAATTACTAAGAAATCAGAAAGTTAACTTCTTCTCCTATTTCTATTGCAGCTTGTATAGCTAAGGATAATTCTTCTTTTGAACATTCACCAAAGCTTTTAGCTAAAAAGTATTCTTTTCCAGAAACTTCTCTAGCTATGCAAAGTCCTGCTCTATCTTTAATTAGCAGCTTCATATTTTCTACTGTTTCACCAATGTGCATAGCTAATTGTTTAATTATAACATGTATTTTAGCTAATTGAGGAAGTGTTCCATCATCATGAGTTATTTCATAAAAAAATTCTACAATTTGTCCTTCAGGAATTTTGGATAAATAAAGTTCATATTGTTTAGCATTTGCTAAATTAATAAACTCAAGTGTTCCATTCTTTTTTATAAATTTTCCTGTTAAATGACTAGTCATACGTCAATATATTTAATTTTAGTTTGATCAAGATCTTTCAATGCTTCATTAATCCAACGTTCATCTACAGTGTCTTTATAACATAATATGTGTATAATGGCCACTTCTTCCGGGTTAAGTCTTAGTAACCTACCTATACGTTGAGATGTTTTACGTTCATTACCATAGGCATGCATAATTATACCACATTTTAAATTAGGTATATTTACACCTTCATTCAATTGTAATACACAAGAAAGTATTTCTATTTTATCTTGTTTAAATAATTCAAGGTTTTCTTCTGAGTTTGGATTTTCTGAATGTACTGAGTATGGATAAATTTTATCTGCTTGAGCTTGACTATTACAAAATATTATACACTTTTGTTCCATTCCATCTATTAACTCAATTGTGTATTTTTCTTTAGTTTTATAATCCATCATTGCTCTCATACGCATTACAGAAGCTATTTGTTCTTGTTTTTTACTTTGAGCTTCTAATATACGTTTTGTCCAATAATCATAGTTTTTCTTTTCAGATGTATAAAAAACTGAATTCTTAGACTTTATAGTGACAGGTATATTATCACTATTACTTAATGGCATTTTATGAATAATAATCTTATAATCATTAAGAATTGAATCATTGATTGCATCATCTGTAATATAATTATATACAACTGGACAATATTTTCTTACCATTTGTCCTTTTTCACTTGTAACATATCTAGGTGGTGTACCACTTAACCCTAGTATTCTGCCTCTATAATTAGCTAAAAAAGTTTCATGAGAATCTAATAAGCTATGACATTCGTCTAATATTACTAAATCATAATAATGTGGATTAGCTTTATTAATAGAGAGATATGTTGTAAATTCTATATTATCTATTGATATACCAAACTTAGATGCATCATCTTTCCATGATTCAAATATAGATAGTTTAGGTGCTACTACTAACACTCTAAGTTTATTCATATTTGCTTTCTGAAAATAATCTATATATTTTAAACCTATTAATGTTTTACCAACCCCCATGCTCAAAGCCAACCCACATCTTTTATGCATAAGAGCTATTTTTAAAGCATCAGCTTGTATAGTGTCTCTTGTATGTTTTTGTTTCACATAATTGTTTTTTAGTTATACATTTTTCATTTGGAGCTAAGAGAAAATGATTTTTATACCTCTTAACTACTCTTTTATTTTTTAAATTAACTGTAGAATTTACAACAGATTGAGAATTATTAAGACCAGGATAAAGTTCTTCTAGTTTTTTAGCAGCTGCTCTTTCTGATTCATAATTACCAATACAATTACAATCTGTATCATAAATTACTACAGGTTTTTTCTTATCATTATGAGTAGGATATTTAAGAGTACCTAATCTTTTTTGCTCTTTTAAAGTAGCTGATATTTTCATTCTAGACTCTAAAGAAGGTGTATTTCTAATAACTTCAATAGTAATATTATAATTAGGTTTTAAAGTATTTATATAATTCTGCTCTACTTTCTGAAGATTTTTATAAGAAACTTCTTCAAGTATAGAAACATTAAAACTAGAAGACCCATACTTTAAATAACTATTTTGTAGATATTTATTAGTATGGGTGCCTCTTTTAAGTTCTGAATAATGTCTTTTTAACCGATGATATATATTCTTACTACTACCTATGTAAATTTTATTATTTACAATATTAGTTATACAATAAATACCACATTTTTTAAGACCAAATGATTTAGGAATATTCATGAGTTATATGTTTTACAATATAAATATACAAATTTTTATTGAATTTTACAAATAATCCCATAGATATTCCTAAATAATAAAAAAATTAGCTGTTCTGGTACAGCTAAACCCCCCTGATTACTTTATTGTGAATATAAAACCATATCCCAGTTAGTATGTTTAACAAAAGTCAAGTAATCTATGTCTGAACCAACCCCGAGGCAAGGGTACAAGGTATTATAATAAACATTCTGGGATCATCACCGCAAATATAAAAAGTTTAATCAAATACTCTTTGTATAGTTTGGTCAAAAGGACTAAATTCTACTTGATTGTAAGATCTATATTTACCTTTTTCAAACACCATACGATCATGTTCATCATGAGTAAGAATACCCATTTCTTTTAACATAAAAGTTATGCCATCTTTTGTACTATCATATTCTATATCTTTTTTAGATTCTAGAATATGCTTGTGACCTACTACTTCTCCTTCTCCGAGGACAATACGTTTTGCTTTGTTTTTCATTGTTTTATATTTTTTTTAATTGTAAACTAATTTTCATCATCATCATCATCATCATCACTTTGAAATAATACTTCTACCTTTAAAAGATCTCCATTATCATTATATATTGCATATACAGGATAGTAACCATCACCAATTTGAGTAGTAAAAGCTACCCCAACACCTGGATGACCAGCATTATAGTTTAATTGACCATGTCCATTGTTTGACAATGTTGCTTTGCAGCAAGCATTGTAGCTAAATGGAAATTCAGAATCAGTTGCAGGAACGTCTAACCATTCACCTGTTTTGAGCAACTCATTCATGTTTTTGCCATACTTTGTAATTTCAGCTTCATAGTGTGGAAAGTCCACTCTATATTGAAGTCTTTCTTTTGTGTCCTTGTGTTCGTAAATTCTGATATCAGTAAATTCTTCTTTAGACCATTCAGAATCTATATAACATGGATCACAGAGTAGGAGTTGACCTGAATCAACTCCTACATGTCCTATTAATTTCATTTCCATAACTTTATTATTTTTTATTATGTTTCAGAATACATTAACTCAAGATATTGTTCTTTATTTAAATGATAAGGATTACTCATTTCTGATTTTTCACTAAACTTAGCTACAATAATATCTCCTTGACGATATATTTTACTAGGATGTGTTATATCTATTCTAATAGTCCAAGCTATAGCTCTAATTGCATCATATACATCATTACTTATAGACCAAGGTTGACCCGTAGCTGCTTCTCTATTTACATAAATCCAATACTCTCTATTAGTTGTAGTGCACCAACAACGTACAGCATATATAAACTCACTTCCTGGTGTAACAGGTCTATTCCAACGATCAAATTCAAATAATTTTGAACTGTCTATTTGATATAATTCATATACATCTTCAAATTCATAAGTGTATGGATCACTTTTATCATCCCAACGAGTACGTTTTTTCTTAATAACCTGTTTATCTTTTAATATTGGTTCAAACTTTTTAAATAATTCTTCTATACCAATAGAGTCAAAATAAGTACGTCTTTCTTCTATATTTTTTATTTTTAATGCTTCTTCTATTGTTACTAGTGTTATATCATCCCAACATTCTTTTACAAATTCAGCAAAATCATTAAGATTTTCATTTACAATCACTTCTTTTACAAATTCTTTATAATCAGAATTATATTTAGTTTTCCAAAGTCTTAATGCTGTTCCTAAATTAAAATTACCAACACCGTTAACAAAATAAACAGCATCTGCATAGTTATTCTTTGTCATATTCAATTGTTTTTATTTCTTTAACGTTTAAACAAATAGTTTTTGGAAAATTTTGATAAGTTCCAATAGAAAGATTGTCTAATTCAAAAACTAAAAAATCTCCTTGTTCTTCAAATTCATTATGATCAATTGTAAAGTTTTCAAATATACTTCTATATTCATCATTTTCTGGATTTGAAGTGTACTCATTAATAATAACTTCAACTTTTTCCTTTAAGTTAACAACAAATTTACTTATAAATTCAGTATGTTCTTTACTTAAAAATCCATTACGTATATGAAAAGCAGCATTTACAATTGGATCATCGTCTTCAATATTTATTTCTATAGAATCAAACCATAAATCTTTTGGAATACAAATTTTTATACTACAAGGACAGTCAACATTACTATCTTCTGAATAATGATCTATACCTACAAAAGCTTTTTCTTCTACACTATATATAGCTTCTCCAGATGCATGAAATTCACCAGCCCATGATCCATAGTCTAATTCAGAATACATATAATCTAGTAGTGTTCTTATATAATTATTTTCTGAACTTTCTGATACTTGTTTATCATTTATAGCAAACCAACACCATCCTGAGTCACCTCCTCCATCCCAACTTATGCTAACTTTATTTCCTTCTGATACTAAAGTATCTAAATAATTAATAATCTCTAGTTGTTCTTGTTTTTTCATTTTTTTTAGTTTATTTTTTTACATCTAGTTTTTCATCTGCTATTTCTTGTAACAGTTTTCTACCATCACCTGGCTTATACATCCAACCTTCGGTAGACATACAATCTAAGTATTGTTTAATAGTGGGAATAAATCCTATATCTTCTTTTATATGCTGTTCACCAATAAATCTTACAGGAATATTCTTTCCATCAGAGTTGATAATTACAACCCCAAATAGTTGCTCACACCAGAAGATACCTTCTGCATGGTGTCTAAGAGCTCTATGACGCATATCTGGATAATGAGTTTTTGTCTCATCAAACCAGTTATGGATTTTTATATAATCTTCCCATTTACCTCCGTAAGTTTTAGCGGAGGATAGTGCATGATGATATGGATGTGACATAATTTTTAATTTAAGCGTGATTCTGATAAACCAAGTTCTTTAGATTCTTCTGGATTGAGTTCTATCCAAGAATGACAGTTTCTACAAACAGCTAACCATGTTCCTATAGCTAAATAATTATCACCAATTCTACCTTTTTTGTGATGAATATCTGTAGCTGCACCTGTACATCCTATAAGTTTTGCTTCACAATGTGATTTTAAAAATAGAAAAGCACTTCTAAGTTTAGTATATGTACTAATTTCCTCTTTCTTCTTTTCAGAAACAGGAGCTATTGCTTTAGGTTTTTCTATATCATACCAACAATTTTTACAATACTTATCTTTTTTACCTACTGATTTCCATATAGGTTTGGGTAGATTACATCCACTACAAATCTTCAGGTTCTTGAAATTCTTCAATGTTAAATAGTTTTTCTTTTGGTTTAATTATTAATACGTCATTAACTGATTTAGTTAATATATTAAGAGGCTTAGATGAAATCTCAAACTCAATTGGTCCTGATTCTACAAGTCTTTTTAATAATAACTTTTCTGTTTCATTTTTTGGTACAATAACTAATTGAACTTCTCCATTTGCAATAAAAATTGTTTCCATATTTAATTTTATAATTATGTTAATTGAAAAAAGTTTTTAGGTAAAAGTTTTTGTTCAACTAACTTTTTAGCTATAACTTGTTGTGTAAGTCCTAGTTCTTTAAAGGTATGAAAATCTTTATGATCTTTATCATAACCATTTACAGAACAAAAATCTTTAATAATTTTTGAATTGTGAAATAATGAAAGAAGTAGGTTATTTACTTTAGCTTCTGCTAATTCTTGCTTCCATTTATTTAAAAATGATTGAATTCTAGTGTAGTTCCTGATTATTTTAGTTTTTTCTTCAGGTGCTAACTTTTGTACTTCTTCTTTACTAAATACACTTAATCCATATATAGACAGTGCATATATTTTTTGTTGCTGAACATTAAATACAGATTGTTCAATGTGTTGGTATTTAGGTTTAGGCTCTAATTGTTTTTCTATTACATACTTATTAGAATAGGGTATGTAAGTATTTCTATTTACATCTGTAAAAGAAACAACTATACCTTTTGTATTAGCAGATATAGTTTTGTTTGACTTTATTGGCATACATTTACAAATTTAATGAAATTATATAAAATATATATTAATTCTACAAGAAAAAAGCCCAGGTTTTTCCTGGGCTTTTTATTTTATGTAGATGTTTTATTACAATGTTGCTCTATCCATATTATTAGTCATAGCACTCAGTGTTTTTTGTGCTGACTGAACTTCACGGATTTCATCTGAATTAGTGTGTGGAATTAATGTGTCATGAGCATTAACATTTGGTGTATAAAAGCTTTGACGATAGATTGGTTGATCATCTACACGACAAATTATACCTGTTTCTCCTGCAAGCTTCAAATCACGGTCTGGATTTTCAGGATTGAAAGGAACAAATGATTCTACAACAACAATCTTACCATCAAGTTCTTGACCTTCAGTAAACTTTGAATCTTGTAAGTCTTTAACAAGACCTTTAATTAATGCAGAACGTCTGCTTCTACGTAACCAACCTTGGTCATTAATAAATGTACCCACTTGTTCTACCCGTACGTAACCGTATTCGGGATTGTTCTCTGATTGACCAATAACGTTACCGTTTTTGTCAGCCATAATTACTACTTTACTCATATTGTTTGTTTAAAAATAAAAAGCCCTTAAGAAATATTCTTAAGAGCTTGATAATCAATTGTTATTAATTTATTCTTCTTCTAATTTATAGTCTATATCTGAACAGTTAATTTTATCTTCATTAGGTATATTGATTAAATCAGGTGTAATATCAGGAGTTTCTTCTTGATTAGCAGATTCTCTACTATTAAGCACTGATCCAAACCAAGGATTTTCTAGTACATCTCCATAGTTATAAGCAATAAGATACTCGAGTTCCTCATCACTCATATCTAAAAATTGTTCTGTACTTATTTCTATCACTTTACCAGTGGGCAATTGATATAACATTTGCTTTATATTTACTATAAAGCTAAGTAGTACTAATTGATTTACAAAGACTTATCTATAACAAATCTGGATAATAGGGCTATAACTACTTTCTTACTTTTGATTCATAAATCTTTTTTTTCCAATAAGCATTTGTCTTATTAATATGCTCTTGTTTTTCTACAAGTTTTTCTTTTAATTGTTTATTTTCTAATTCTAATTGTTCAGTGTTATTTGAACTAAAAATATTCCTAATCCACGTTAAAAACATATATTTAAGTATTTTTGTTTAATTTCTCAATTTCTTCTCTATTATAAAATCTAAGTTTATTTATTGTTGTAGTGCAATACATATCTTTTGTGATTTTATTTTTACTAATTCTTTTTAGTAATGTTGCTTTTTGTATACCAAGAATGTCACACGCTTTTTGTTCAGTTATCCATTCTTTTTCAGAAGATGTAATATCATAAATCAATTTTTTTACATCTTGCCAATTAGTCTCAGTAAGCATAGTTTACAATTTAATCCATTACAAACTTTTCATATAGTTTACTAAATCTTCCTCCAAACTCACCTCCTTTTATATCAGATTCTTCTAGTTCTATACTATCTACTAACTCTCCTTCTTCATTCACTTGTTTGCCATTTCTAATAATATTAAAGGTGGTTAATTCTTTTTTATTATTGAATTGCGTACTAATTAATAACATTTCTCCTGTAATTGGAAGAGATTTCCAATTATCTGGTAATTTTTTATCTACATCTGTTTTTCTAATCCACACTTCAGAAGTCCAAGCTACACCATGAATAACAAATTGTTCTTTTATTTTTTTTGCTATTTGTGGAACCATGTTTTTTATAAATTCTTCTTTATGTTCTTCAGAATCAAGAATATCATTAGTTAAAGGAATAACTATACACCCTGTTTTATTGCTTTCTATATTTTTAGCAAATACATTAACATGAGGAAATATATTACCATTCTCTTTTACGTAGTCTTTAATACTTTTCATATAACTATCTACTAATTCTTCATATAATTGTTCCATATTTATCTTGTTTTACCTATTTTAAATTTATCATTTTCTATGATTAAATATTCTCCTGTTGTTCCTTGGCAGTCAATTAGATAGTATCTACCGCCCATTGCTTTCATAGCTCCATCAAGATCAAGTTTAACTACTTGAGTATGTCCTACTATTTGTATATAATCTTTTTTTAATGAATTATTACTAGATAATTTAGGATTTTTTTTATTAACAGACATATTATTAGAAGCCATTAATGATCTGGGTCTTATCCAAATAGGAGTTTGAGTTATATTATCACCAGTGGGATCAAATCCGTTAAAATTAAAAGCTTTAGGTTTGTGTTTAAATAGTTCATTTAAATCAGCTACAACATTTTCTTTAGACCAACCATTAGAACCAAACACTTCATCCATGAATATTGGACTTACACCAGCGTGAGTAAATAAATACTCTCCAAATCCATAAGCCATTTGTAAATGATGTCTATTTTCATCTACAACTTGTGATATAGAAGGTGCTATTCTTGTTTGGTAACCACTTGTACCATTATATCCAATTTCAGGAAAATAATGATAATCGTGATTACCTATTAATAATACCACTTCTTTACCTGATGTTTCTTTATATTCAATAATTTCTCTAAAGTTATGTAATTGTTCAACTCCTGATATATCAAATGAATCAAAGTAGTCACCTATAAAAATAACTCTATCAGCATCTTTTTCTTGATGTGTAATTAATTTCCAAAGTGAGCGACCGTGTGTATCACCAATTACAACTGTTTTCATTTTTCATAGGTTTTGGTGTAGTATTGTTGAAATGCTGCTTTAAAATCCGCCTTTTCTCCTGTATTTAAAATTTTAAGTCCATACTTTGCCGATGCTATCCAACATTTTGCCTGCTCCTGCTTTTCAATTTCTTTGGCTTGTTCAAATAAGTCTGCAAGTTCTGAATGATACGCTTCGTGTATCATGTCAGTAATCATTCCTGCAAACCACTCCACCGCTGTCTGTTGTGCCATGTTATTCTGATTTATAGGTTTTGGTGTAGTATTGTTCAAATAATTCTTTAGATGGTAAGCCATTTTTACCTTCAACTTTATCAAGTAAAATTTCAGCTATTGATAATGCAGTTTCTTCGTGCTGCTGCTTTTCCATTTCTTTGGCTTGTAGGTATGTTTCTTTAAGAATTCCTTTTGAATAAAAAAACTCTAATGGTAATACCGATATTGCTTTCTCAAACATTATGTCTACCGCTGTCTGTTGTGCCATGTTAAAGATTTTTAATGTTTAATATAATACCTGTAATGCCCATACATATTATCCAAAGATAAATAATAAAAGACCTGTCTGCAACGGTTGTTTCTTTACCACCTAATACAAACATTACAATAATAATATAACCTATTGTAGAAAGTATAAATGGAGTGTATTTGTTATTCTGTTGTGCCATAGGTTATTGATTTTTTATAAATTCATTTCTAATATCAGCTAATTTTTCACAAGCAATTCCATGATTACTGTGTTCTAAATTAAATGATGGGTTAAGTA